ACCTGAGTTCATTTCTACCTGAGAAGCACTTACACCGCTTCCTAACCCTTCACATGCTTCCTCTACCATCTTATGAACTTTGTCTAAATTCAAGGGTTCTACAGTCCCATCTCGCTTCTGAACTTTAATTCCGTTACTCATATTTTTTTCCAATTGTTAAGTCTAAGGTTTGCTTCTAATCCTTGGTACACATTAGATTGTACCACATTTTGCACACTATGTCCATAAAGGTGCATGTCATTTATGTCCTTTTGGTGTATATTATTTGGCCATATTACGACCTTATCTCCTCTGTCAATTGACTTGGAGATTCTGTTGACGATTTCTCTATTGCGTGGCTCGTTATCATAAATCCAAATATAATCGCTCCAACCATACGTCCGACAGTCAATATCGGAACCAGCCATAGCAACTGAGTTTTTGATAAACGTGGAGTCAAACGGTCCTTCAACAATATAAACTGGTTCTTGATCATTTATTCTGTCTTGTCCAAAGATTTTGGGTTTATCCTCATCAAGCATTATCGTAATGTATCTCATCTGTGCCTTTGCGGCTAACGATCTGCCTTGATATCCGAAGACTTTACCATCTTTATCCCTGAACGGGATTATGATACGAGGACTATCTTGTCGGCAGTTATCAAAGGTTTTTTTCTGCTCATTAGTCCAAGACTTAAACTTAGGACAATAGTAGAAATAATCTAAGTCTTTGATACCTCGTTTTTCAAGATATTCTCGTGCTACGTGTGAGGTATTTAGCTCTGAGATCTTCTCTAAATTGATATCACCCCTATGAAAATTTGGAGGGGAAAAATTAAATTTTGGATTCGGTGTGACAGTACCCTTACCAGTAGTGCCTTCTTTAAATTTCTCCATCACATATTGGTCATGGAGTAATGAATCTTGATCTTTTATAAAGTTTGATAATGTTCTACCAACACCACAATTGTGACATTTATATACAAAATCATTCTTAATCTTGAACAAATATCCACGTGCTTTATTTTTCCTCTTCTGTGAATCACCACAGTAAGGACATCTGAAATTAAAAAGGTCTGCCTTCTTCTTTTTGAAGAGGGTCAGACGGGGTGAAACGAGTTGTATATATTTTACGTCAAGGTATGACAAAGATGCATCAAGATACTTGTGATGAATACATCATAGTGGTTTGTGGTAAATTTGTCAAGGGGTTTTGTTTTTCTGTAAAGATTCCTTTGAGGATTGCTTGTCCTGGTATGCTAACGATGAAAGATACAACAGCAAGAGCACCAAAAATAGACCACATCTTCTTTTCCATTGTCCTAAGACGTTCATCAATTTTACGTATGTCCCTCTCACAACCTTTCTTTATCTCCTCTGCCTTGCGATTTACCTCACGGTGTACACTGTCTACTTTTTCAAAGAGAACTGCGTCAATACGATCTTGTTTTTCTAACTTCTCATTATGCACAGCAAGAAGTTGTCCCATCTTTACAGAGTTTTCCTGTAGGGATGAGACAACTTTTTCTAATCTTTCAAGTATGGCAGCGTTAACACCTTGGTTTTCCATCAGACATTACGAACAGCAAAATCTAGGGCAGATTGATAAGATGCAGCATCTTTGTTTAACATGTACTGGAACTGTTGCTTGTACTCGTCCTTCTCTAGACTAGCATAGCATGCAGCGATTCTCTTAGCAGAGAAGTTATCTAAGTTCTGTGATGAACCATCAGCAAAATCAATCTTAGCAAAATGTGTTTCCCCTTGTGGGTTTAGTTCTTGTGTTGCTACATCAAGTGCAACTTGTACTACGTCTTGTGCTTCTCTGATCATTTTATCACCTTCCAATTCTATAGAGTTATTAAGTTTACTAAGTTTCTTAGTTTGAGACGATGCCTTCTTTTTAAAATCTTGAAGACGTGCCTTCATAAGGACATCCATTTCCTTGGTCTTATCAACCATAGACTTTTTGGCAGTGTCCTTTCTAGATTGAAGTTGCTTCTGACGCTTCAACTTCTTCATCTGACCGATTTGTTTTTGTGCTCGTTCAGTGTTTGAAGGAGCTGCTTCAGAAATTTGTTTTTCTTCTACTTGTTCTTTCTTCATTTTTCTTCTATTAATGCGAGACATCAATTCTTTAGCACCAGATGTACGACCATCAACTTGGTCTTTGTTGCCTTTTTTATAACGTCGGTGTTGTCTTGGATTGACTACTACGAACGCTGGTGGTAGTGCTAATCCAGAACCATCTCCAGCTTTCATATCAGATTCAACTCCTTTAAACAGTCGTTATTTACATCATTATTTAGTGATGGAGGAAGTCTATCTAAAAATAATAGAAATGCCTTCATAACTGGCCAGTAATTATCTTCTATCTTAAAGAAGAGTAAAGGCGTTGCACCATCACCAAATACATTATACAATAATATAATATGATTAAGTATTAGATGTTTTTTAAGCTCTCCCGTGGTTTCAAACCTACGGAAGAGCCTCTTGATATACTTAAATTTTTTTATATCCTCTTCAAAGTCAGCGTATGTAACTGACTGAGGATTATTATAATTTTTAATAGCGAAGATAGTCCAGTTTTCCTGGGTCAATTCATCAAACTTCATTTACATATTAAGTAACGGTTAGGGTTGCAGCAGTAGATGTTGCAGGTGTTGCACCTTGTGAGGTTCCAACTACGCATCTATACTTGTTACCACTGTCACCAGCTGCTGTTGCTGCTGTAGTGTATGTAGCAGTTGTTCCACCAGAACCTGTTGAAACATTAGTGAAGTTAGTACCATCTGTACTGACTTGCCACTGATATGTTGCAGTAGCACCAACACCGTTAACAACGACAGTAACGTCAGTTGCACCAGCGTATGTACCAGTTTTACTTAGTGTCAATACATCATTGTCTGTGTATCCACCACCACCTGCTGTAAGTGTAGGTGTAGCAGCACCGTTAGCATCAACTACAACAGAGAACTTAGCACCTGATCCTGTACCACCAGTAGCAGTAATTACGAAAGTACCAGCAGTTCTACCCGCTGTGTTTCCATTGTTTGCAGCACCATCAAATGCTGAAGCAGAACCTGTTGGTGTACCAGCAACTGTGAACTGAGCAGTAGCAGTTGCTGAAACAGATGCGTTGGATGGGTTAGTTGTTGTAACTGTAGAAACAAAATCACCAGCAAGAGTATCATCTGCCTGTGTCTCTCCAGAGTTTGCTTCACCGTTAGCGATGAAGATTAATTGTTCTGCTTTGTGACGTGGGTTACCTGCACTATCGTTATAAGTGAAGTATGACCACCAACCAGGAGCATTCAATCCACGTGCTTTATTCTGTGCAAGTGCTGCTTCTGTTTCGTCAATATAAACTATTGTTTTTGCTTGTGAACTTGAAGCAACACCAATACCAGCTTTGGTTTTATTGGCATTGCTGTCGTCCTTACCATAAAGTGACATTGATATGCTCCGTTATTAAAAGTTGTCTATATTATATTTATTCAAGTAATGCTTTCTCTAAAGCAGCTACTAATTGATCATCCACTTTGTTGCCTGATTTCTCAGCAGCTTTTTTAAGAATTCCGATAACGAATTTCTTGAGTGTCTCTTCTAGATCCTCTGGGATCTTGTCTACCGCTTTGTTAATTACATTGATTGCGATAGGGAGTAAAAATTTAGTCATAATTAAAACAATTGTTATATTATATAGGTGTTATATTTATAACAGTTCTTATGCTGGTACACAATTTGGTACAGATTTACCACCTTTCATCTTAGTTCCTTGAGCTCTGTAACCTGTCCAACAAGTTTTTTTCTTAGGATCTCTACCAATATTTCTTTTTGCTTGTGCTAATGAAGCTTCCTTAACTAGCATACCATCACTACCTACTTTTGTACCTTTTGGTATAGGTTTACACTTCTGATCATCATTGCAATAGTATTGACCTTCACTACAAGACTCCTTGCTTTCCTTGACACCCAATGCTTTATCAGGATTTGAAGGAACTTGTGGCATTATCTTTAATGTAGTACCCTTCTTCAATTTTATTTCTTTCTTAGCTTTAATTTTAGCAGCGTAGTCTTCTCTAAATTGTTTAAGATTTTTCATAATTGATTCTATCTCTCTTTCTTAAAGGAGTACCAATAGGGTTTCTTTTCAAGTCTTTTTTAATTTGTTTTAACTTTTTTAAATGATCACGAATTTCATTTCTATCAATTGAATAAAATGCATTTGTTTCAAAATGTATTTCTTTTGCTATTGAATCAAGTTCACTTCTTTCCATAGTATGACATAATTTTAGCAGCCTTCTTCTTAGCTGCTGATTTCCATTCTTCAGTTTTTACTTCCTCTTTATGAGGGATTTCATTACCATCCTTATCTTTTTCATGATGCTCTTTCACAGACTTAGACTTCTTACCCATCGCTTTCTTAATAGCCTTGTCTCTAGATCCAAAGTACTCGTCCTTACCAGACTCTACCTTGCCATCTCCATCATAATCTTTCTTTGCTTTCTTCTCTTCTAACTGCTCACCTTCTGGTTCAAAACCTGCTTTAACACAGTTGTCAACAGTCTTTCCACCTTTCTTTTTAGTACCAGCAAGCTTGTATCCTTTCCAACATGCCTTACCATCAAGACCTTTTGCTTTTTCAAGTACAATTGTTTCGCCATCAATCTCAATTTCTTCTTTAGAAATTAAAGTCATGTTTTTTATCTGAGCACCATGTGTTTGTGGAACACCACCTGACATAGATCCCTGTCCCATTGTCATAGAACCCTTGAGTGCAACACCAGGTTCACCGCCATTAGATGTTTCTTTAGGGTCTTTCTGACTATCATCGTCAGTATTAACAACCTTACCAGTAGGTATTGTAGTTGCTTTATCGTATTCTATAGCAGGTAACTCACCAATAGCAGACTTAAACGCTGCACCAGTTCCACCACCTTGCTTCTGTCCAGTAGGAATCTCTTCCTCTTTGATGTTAGAACCTTGGAAGCAATCGCCACCCATCCAGTTCTCATACATTTTCATCAATTCTTTTGAATACTCGTCATTTGCGGTGACAGTATTAACGGCTCTCTGTTTATCCATTTTATACTTTTAGACAGTCCTCTAGGTTCTATTTATATCTCTAATATCCTTTACCCACGCACGGAACATTTCACCCTCCTCAGTAACACATATAACATAGTTAACACCTGCTCTGTGGATCTTACCTTTTTGTCCTGTGGTAGCATTCATTACGTAATCACCCTCAACAAATACTTCTTTCTTACGGTACTGTTGTCTGAGTGCTTGTTCACGTAGTTTTCTAAAGTTTTTCATTTAGCATTTCCACTTCCGTAGTGCTAATGCCTTACGGGTTGGTCTTCCTTTCTCATCTTTCATAGGTCCCTTTACTCCACCCATTCTTGCACAGAATGATCTCTTTCTAGGTCCTCCACCAGGTTGTGGTGCTTTTAAATCACTACCAGGATTCTCACGTTCATAAGACTTGCGACCCTTTTCATTGAGTCCACCAGACTTATTCTTACCCTCTTTACGTTGCCAAGCAGATTCTTGGAAATCTTGAAATGTTTTCATTTAAAATTTGCTGGTAAATTTGATGCAATTTCTACCATCATAGCATAACAGTCTTTATCACTTAATGTTTTTGGTATGCCTGCACGAAATGCTTTGAAGTCACCAGCAAATGCTGCTCTTCTCATCTTAGTACCAGATACTGCAAAGGTATCACCATCTGCATCTCTACTACCAGAAGATACTATTTGTAAAACACGAAATGAAAAATCTTTATCATTGCCATTGTATTTATGTAAGAATTGCATCGCACCAACCCTATCAGAGCCTACAAGAAACACCGCTTCATCATATCCTCCCATCATTAAATCTTTCATAATAGCAACTGGTTCTCTAGGACCACTATAAAACTTACCTTTATGCTCTGGAAACATTTTAGTTATCCAAAACAATTTTCTATCTGGTGGTAATGGATTTTTACCCTTAGTATCTACAGTTTGTGAGATGTATATACGATAATCATCAGCACCAGCTGCTCTCTTTACACCAGCAAAGTTGTCTTTGTGTCCAGAAGTAGGTGGTTGAAACCTACCAAATGTAAAGTAACATCTTTTACCCTTTAACGCCATTGTTTTGCCAAAGTAAAGTTAATGTAAGAGAACTCTAAACGGTTAACAAACTTAATCATATCACCATTTCTATGTAGTACATACCCTTCAGGTCCTGTGATCTTATATCCGTTGTCAGTCTGAGCAAATGTTCTAAAAGTTTCTAGATGATCTAGTTTATTAATAACCATTTGCTTAACTGTCTGTAATTCTTTATAAAGATTCAGCATTGATTTGAATTTATACGAATTAAGTCTTAAATAGTTCTGACTATTGTGTACTAACTTACTCTTCTGTGCCTTGGTTGATGCTGTTTTAATCTTATCAAGCATTGCTGTGGTCTTATCATAGTAAAAATTATAAAGATTTTCAAATGATGTATCAGCATTAGTAATAGTCCTTGCTGCTTTTATCTCAGCATTAAAAAATGGTTTTAAATATGATGCTACATGCCACTTTTCATCACCTGTTTTACCTGTATTGGTGACCAATTCATCAAGAAAATCACCACACTTCATACACATTGCTTCTATGTCTGATACATGTTTATCAAACTTGACTTCTTCTTGATGATTTAACCCTACCTTATGCATAGGAGTATCATTATTGATCACCGCTACTTCAGACATATTGTTAAATGATCTGATATCTGCTCCAGCCACGGCTTGTAAGCTAGAAAGTCTATCTCCAATGTAACTGGTGTGAAATACCACGCCAATCTCTGCTCCTTTAATTTTTTTACCTATCTCATGGTCTACAGGAATACCATAGGTGATAGTATTAGGTCTGAATATGTACAACTTTTCACCATGAATGGTCTCTGTTTTGACATCTTTTTTTGTAAACATCAAATCTCCCTGTATCACTCCTTCAATACCAAGACCTGCAAACATATTCAATGCTACATGTAATTTGTCTGCTAAATCACCTGAGTAAAAAGCATCAATAACTGTGTGATTTGTACAAACTTTTGGATTTTCTTTATTGAAAACAGATTTAGTTCCAACAAAAAAATGACCTGTAAGAGGATGTTTACCACACACTATAGAAGGTGCTCCATCCCATTTAGTTTGCATAAAACCTGTACTATTATCACATCCAAGCATCCTTCTTAATTCTTTTAAAAAATTAACAGCAGCTTTACACCCCTCAACACCATAGTTGAGCATCTCATCTTCTAAATGTTCTAAATGTTTTAGTTGTGTTACGTTAGCCATTATAAAGTAGGGGGTTGTGTGTTAGTTTTATAGTCACCATTAGTATGTGATGGCCAAACAGCACCTTGTTTATTTCTTATATTAAAAGTAAAATTATATTTTTGAGTTGCAAAGATCATATTAATTCTTTTACTTTTTCCATCACTTCCTCCATACTGTAGTTCTACTTTATTAGACTTAAGTGTTGAAGCTCTTTTACAATATGGTTCATCTATCTCATAAAATTCAAACTTTCCTTTGGTAAAATGTGCCATCCAATAACCATATCCAACACCACTATAAATTAATTTTTCTAATGATGTTTTTTGAGTAGGAGTAAGAGTAGTATTAACTATATAAGGACTCATTCCAGAACCGCCCTTATTAAATTTTTTAAAAATATCTATGAAAGGTTGTTGTTCTATGTTAAACATGTCTAATAATGTCTGGCCAGCTGGTGCTATCTCATCATTATTCATATCTTCATGAACAAAGAAAGGAGTAGCATCTTTAGATCCTTTACCTTGTACACCACAATTAAAAAATGCTAAGGTTTCACCATATTTTACTGAAATATAATATGTGTCAGCACTTGGATCTGGTTTATCTGTATATTTTGTCATGTCACCACCATACTGAACCATTACATCCTGTATAGTTTCACCTATTTTTGCGTCTGTTTTACCATCAGATGATATAACAACACCTCCCGCTTTTTCAACGAGAGGTCTTGAAGTATTTTGTGGTCCTGCCCATTCAACATAAGATAAACCAGCACCACTAATATTTTCAAAGTGCTGATTCATTTTTTCAACATGTACTGCCCAAGGTTTTCCATCTATATTATTACCCATAGACAAAGACTTATAAGTAGATGCTAATTTCTGCTCGTATTCAAGACCAAAGTTAACTTTCTTTCCGCCTGGTCCTTGACCACCAAACTGCATCTTTGAAATATCATCTAGTTTTAAGTCAAATCTTTTATTATTTAACGATCTACCAGGTAAACTACAAACAAAATCTATATCGTTACCACCTCGCAATCCATCACATAATCTAGACATAAAAAAATTTTGAAACATTCTGATATCTTCTTCTAGATACCTCATGTTATGTACTTTTATGTGAAATTTTTGTACTTGTTTATCTTTTGATTTAGATCCTGGATTAAGACGTTCGGATAAAATTACTTCATGTATCTGTAGTACACCATGTTTAGTAACAAATCTATTGTCTTTTCCATTTAGACGAAACAACATGTCAAAGAAGTCAGTTGACCTTCCTTGATAATCTAAATCTGCTTGAGTAGGTTTTGCAAGATCCGAAGCTTTCATCGTAGATGAGTACTATACTCATCTATTTAGATCTAACGATCACCTTTTGCTCTGACTTCAGATTTTTCTACAGAAAAACTACCACCAGGATATCTTTTCTCTAGTTTTTTAACATTTCCTTTGATAACATCATCAAAATCTACATCTAATGCTATACATGCTTGTGCTACGTACCAAAGAACATCACCCAACTCAATAATAAGATGCTCTCTATTATCAGTATTCCATGGCTTTCCTTGGAATACCATTTTCTTAATGATCTCCAAGAACTCTCCAGACTCAGCAGCAAGCCCAACGCCAGCAGTGGTAAGGCGTTCAATGCAGGCACCTTGTCTGTCAAGTTCACCCATGCGATCAGCAAGACTGACAAAATCTTTAGAACTATCGGATGTGACAGCATCTACAAAGTGTTCATATTTTTTAAAATCAATAGCCATAATTTATACATTCCATTCAGCAAATTTAGATAATCGGTTTTGTGTTTGTGAGAACTGTGGCATCCCTTCTTCCTCCTCTACATCCATAACAGATGTACTATCAGCAACATCATACAGTCTCATCTTCGCTCTGTCAATGCCCACCATAAACTTTTTGTTACTGGTAGGATCATTGTATCTATTCTTTAATTGTTTAACCATTATTCTACCTTGAGATTCTAACTCTTCGGTAGAAATAAGAGCAAACATAAGGTCAGCAGTTGCAGGGAGACCGAAAGACTCACTTGTGTCAGTAAGATCAGGATCACTATTCCCAAAACCTGCACGAGTAGTTTGAGTAGCGGATACGATTGGAACATTGTGTTCAACTGCGAGACCACGAAGTTCTTCTGCGATTGCTTTAACATATGTGTATGAGTTTACGATAGCACCTTTATACCTAGCACTTGCACATATATTTAAGTAATCTATGAATATTATATCAGGTTTGAAATCTTTCTTCAAACTTAGATCAGATAAAAGTGCTTTAAAATGACCTGCATGTGCTGATGCAGTAGGATACTCTTTAATAATTAACTTACCTTGAGTCTTTCTAGATATCTCTTGTACTTTAGAGTTGTAAAGAACCTCTGGAAGTTCGGGTATATCTCTTATGTTGCAGTTGAGAAGATTTGCGTCAATTCGTTCAGCAATTTTTTCTTCTGCCATTTCACATGTAATGTATAATACGTTCCGTCCTTGCAACAAGATGGAGCTAGCCACGTGGCACATGAATAAAGACTTCCCGACACCCGTACCAGCGAGTGCGATATTAAGAGTCTTGTTAGGGATACCACCTTTCGTGATATAATTAAACTTTTCAAGATCAAAGGGAATCTTTTCCTCTGTCCTATGGTAGAACTCGTATCTATCTTTAGATTGTTCAATGTAATCATGTCCTATGTGTTCATCAAAAGAGACAGCTAAAGCTTCTTGAAGGATATTAGGTATAGCACCCTTGTCTAACTTACCATCTCCACCGTCAGCAATCTTGATTGATTGCATTAACGCAAGATATATAGCACGATCTTGACACCACTTTTCTGTAGCATCTACCACCCAATCTTTATCTACCCATTCATCGTTATAATTTTTAATTTCAACAAGACATTGTTGGAATGTCTCATCTGTTAAATCACTACGATTCTGTAGATTTATATTGAGTACTTCTTTGGTAGGAACTTTATCATATTTGGTAGAAAATTCTTGAATCTCTTCAAAAATTACTTTCTCATGAAGATCAATAAAATATTCTGCCTTGACAAATGGTACTACCTTACGATAATACTCCTCGTCATGTAATAAATTCCTAAGAATTGTTTCTTCAATTCTTTCAGTTGCCATAACTATATTCTTGTTGTGCTGCTTCTTCTAGTTTTGCCATTATTTCATCTGTGAAGTATTTCTCAGGATCACTGAGTATAGACTTAGGGTAAACATTACTACCACCAATGGCGATACGGTTTCCCACCCTCTTAAATACGTTGTACTTCTCACCAAGTTCAATGAGTCCATAATATTTGTCCAATCCACGTTCGTCAAAATATAATCTGGTAGCAACTTTAGAACCCTCCTTAGATAATCTAGATTTTTTTGCTTCACACTTGATAATGTTACCCACCAAGTCCGTACCCTCCTTCTCTTTTGATTTAGTTAAGAATACTATGGTAGATGCTGCATATTTTAGACCTGCACCACCTCCCATTTCTTTCATTGGCACATAAGATCCAATCACATCATATGTGTGATTAGTAACAAGCATGGGAATACCTGCTTGACCTAACTTAAGAGTCAATACTCTAAAAGCACCCTTAATCAACTGTGATTTAGTCATGTCTCTGACCTGTTTATCATTGGTGATGTCTTCCATCTCCTTTGATGTACTCAGCATACCAAGAGAATCAAGAACAAACATCAATGGTTGACGCTCCTCCTTTGGTTCTTTCATATACTTGTCAACAATCCTAGTTGCTTGAGTTCTAAACTCTTCAATAGTAGCAACAGGAAAGATTACCATACGCTTTGAATCAATTCCTCTAGTTTCAATTATATCTTTACTGAGAGCAGATTCAGACTCAAAGTAAATAACCCCACCGTTGCTATTGTTATCAAGAAAGTTGCGTACAACACTAAGGGCAAAGAAAGTTTTTCCTGTTGAGGATTCTCCTGCCAATGCAGTGACTTTGTTGGATGGAATACCTCCAAATAAAGAACCACTAACGACAGCGTTGAAAATGTAAGAGCCAGTATCAACAAAAGAGGATGTATCTCCTGCAGCCACTCCATCACTAACCTTACTCGCAAATTCATTTCCACTATCCTTTATAACGCTATCTAGAAAACCCATCTGTTACCTCACTTTCGTACATATTAATATAATCATATTTTCTTGCCATTTCAAGAGCATAAAACCTTGCAGCTTGACGATCTTCAAAGACTTTTATTTGTTCTGCTTCAAGTGCTTCCACTTGATTGTCCTGATACGTGACAGTCCATACAGTTTTACTCATTCAAAAAACCTCCCTAGTGTTACTTTCTTTTCATGTGTCCATCCCACGCATTGTAGCACGTTTTTGAGTGGTTCTAGAAAACTCTTCTCAAATTGTAACTGATAATCAACATATTTGTCAAGGTTCATCTCTGGTGGGATAGTGCTAAAAAAGGACACACAATTCTCATGTAATGGATTGGGTGTCTTTAAGTAGATGAACTTGATCTTTTCTCCCTCTTGAATGTACGGATACTTATGTTCTAATTTGTTTTTCTTAACAAAATTATTGTAGAGTAATGCACCCCTTACGTGGATGGGTGTTCCTTTGCAATAGATGTCAGTTCTGCTGCGGTATTTTTCAAGGTTGTTGACCCCTCTGGGGAAGGCAACTCCTTCTTGACCTTGCTCTCTTGTCTCTGTTCTGACTGCATTGACAAAAGAGATAAGCTCATCATTTGTTTTGCCGATAATGATCTTAAAAGCTGCATATAACTTGTCCCTAAAATATTGAGGTGTTGAAGACCTCGCTGTTTCTAGACCCATGATTTTCATCTTGGGTTCTTTATATCTGACTCCTTCAGAGTCCCACACATTTAATATGTATCTCTTCTTGGCAGTCCATATTCCACGATCTGCAATATTTTCACGTTTCATGATCATTTTTTGATCATATGCATTAACATACGTTGCCAGTTCTTCATACGATGCGTTAATGAACGGTTCCAATTTATCTTTACAGACCTTGTCAAGTAACTCAACAATTTTATTCTTATCGTCAGACTTATTACTAAAAAATTTATCAACAACAGGTCCGAGATTAAGATATATTGAGTCGGTGTCGGATGCAATGACATAATCTACCTTGTCTGTCGTGAGCAGTTTATTTAGATAAGCATTCATCTTGTTTTCTATCCAACGTATAGAAACTTGTCCTGATAAAGTGATTGCTTCAGCATTTGCAAGACGATAATATCTAAAATGTTCGTTACCAATAGCACCATAAGCACTGTTTAAAGAGATCTTCTTTGCCATCTGTATATTATTACATCTAGAAATCTCATTCATTAGTTCAACAGTAGGAGTTTTTTCATACTGTTGTTTTGCCTTGATCATTTTCTTTTTAAAGATGACTCTAGAATCATACATCTTCTGCATCATCAATGGTAAGAACCCATGCTTATCCTTTCTGTACTGTGCTCCATTAGCACATGTAGCAAACTCAGGGTCTAGTTCTATCTTTTTGTTTAAGATCCCTTCAACACTCGCACTGGCATGTCTAGTCTCCTGTAAGGTTTCTGGACTGATATTGTACTGCATAATAAGATGAGGATACAGACTGTTGAGGTCAAAATTAACCACCCAATCATAGCGTCCTGTTTTCGGTTCTTTAACATAAGCACCTGCATACTTTTCTTCTTTAGTTGCTGCTCTCTTAGGAGGAATAGCAATATTACGTTTGTTTAATTCGCAATAAATGTAGTTGTCCCACATTCTTACCTGTGAAAATACATCTTCATAATTAACCTTAGCATCATATGCCATAGTAAATGCTAGGTCAAGTAGTTTCATCTTATTATCAAGTTTATCTACCAACCTAACGTCATGGATGTTATACTCAATAAACTTTTGCCAATCTTTTTCATAGAACTCTTTGAATGTATCAAACTCAGAGTGATCTAACTTTCTCTCTCCAAGTTCAACCATACAGATGTGATCAAGGCGATAGCTTTCTTGGTTTGTATAAGTAAATTTCCTGTATAATTCAAGGTAATCCAACGTAGAAATTCCTGGTAGATCGTAGGCGATTTGTCTACGTCCTTTGATAAAAATTTCTCTAGAAGATATAAGCTTCCACGGGCTAAGGGTCTTAGCAGCCTTCTCACCGAGTATCCTATCAATACGGCGAGCGATATAGGGAATATCAAAAAGCTGTACGTTCCAACCCGTAACAACATCAGGGTAATTCTCATTCCAAAATTCCAGAAATGCAGATAACATAGACTCTTCAGTTCTAAAGTGCATATAATCTACTTCAGAATCTTTATTGTCAAATGGTCTAGCACCAAAGACAATGATACGACCAGTATAAGAGTCTTTAATACTGATCGCTAGTATTTCTTGATCTGCTAATTCTATGTTGGGGAACCCATTCTCAGCAGCAGTTTCAATATCTATATTAAAGATACGAATTTTTGAAGTATCATATCTGATCTCATCCTCTGGATGTTGTTCCACAATATACTGATAAAGATACCTAGTATTACCATAGATATCAAAGTCATCAACCTCTCTGTATTTCTTAATAAATTCTTTAGCATCGTTTATAGACCCTAATTTTAGGGGTTCAACACAATCACCTTCAAGAGTTTTCCAATCAGAATAATTTTTACTGGCAACATAAAGTGTAGGGTTAAAAGAAACCCTATAGGAAAAAGGAGAACCGCCTTCGTACCCTCGTACTAAAAGGCGGTTACCTGCCTGTTCAACATTAGTGTAAAACTTCATTCTGTAAGTATTTCAGGCTCAATTGGTTTGTAACTATAATAACTGGCAAGTAAATCTTTGCCTGGTTCCATAAAGGTTAGTATATCAGAAGATCTGATAACTATCTCTTTTGTGTCAGCAAATGGTATCCAATCTGTAACAGTTGTTCCATTAATTGCCAACGGTTCTATGAGGATACAATCTGGATCACCAAATTCTACTCCCTCAATTTCCTCAACCTTGGCTAGCAACCACTGGTCCTTCAGTAGCAGCACTTGTAGGTTCTTGGGTTGGTTCTCCATCTGTAGTTCCTAAAATATCTTTTCCGTTGTTTGGTAAGAAGGACAAATCAATCTTTGCTTCTGCTAGTTTACCAATATAGTTTTGAAGAATGTCTTCAGCAGGTGGCATTGCTGCAATAACTGAAGTAGGATTAATTCTATGATCTTCAAATGGTGTATAAGGATTCCATCTGCGATAAGTTACATTGAATTGTCCCTCTTCTCCTTCTGTTAAGGACAATGATAATGGATATAAAAGTTGATATGCAACAAATTTTTGTTCTCCATCAACCTCTTCTCTTATTTGTCCAAAATTACATATAATATGTTCACCTGTAATAACATGAACTACACGAATGTTATGTTCAATCTGTGTAGGTGTTTCTTGTTGAGGTGTCTCAGTCATATCTAAATTCTCTTTTCTAAAATTATAGCAATAAAAAGGGAGGATGTCAAGTCCTCCCATATATTTTATTTAGATCCTTCCAGAGATTCCTTTTTCTCTGAAAACCAGATCCTTTTCTTTTTCTCTTCTGGTACAAATTTTTCTAGTACCACTGTAAGTAATCCATCTTTATAATCTACAGACTCAACTTCAACATCATCTCCTAATTGCCAATTCTTACTGAAAGATCTAGTAGCAATTCCTTTATGAGAATATACTTTATCTACTTCTGTATCTGGTGATGCTGATACTGTTAGTACTCCTTCTTCTGTTGAGACTTCAATATCTTTTCTTGAAAATCCAGCAAGAGCGACTTCCAGAATGGTTCTGTTATTAGATCCTGTAGCAATGTTGTAAGGTGGGTAATTTGTTCCACCTGCTGATAAAGCTTGTAGTCTGGTGAGTCTTTTGATATCATTTTCAAATCCTAACATGTATGGGGTATAGGTTTCCCAGTCAAATGTGACCATTTTTGTGTCCTCCTAAAAGCGACGTGTAGTTTATGTGACCCTAAAGGCATCACACTACTATTTAAACATGATCCATACGTTTTGCCAACGTAATAATTTTCTGGAGTACCGAAGAATCATTACGGTTATTGCTAATATAATCTATGGTATGTTCTGTAAACATATCAAATGCTAGTGAGAACCGTACATGTCCTGTAGTATTAGGATCAACTTTATGTTCTAACCAAGAGGGAAACAAAGATATATTACCTAATTTATTTTTTACTTTCCAGTAATCAAAATACCATCCTAAGTATGGAAAAAAATAATCAGTTGAAGTATTTAAATCGGACAAAGAAATGTTACCACTTAGATAAGTATTTTCATGAAACGCATGTGAATGATGATCTATACCTTCATCGGCATTTAATGTTACACCCCACCCACGAATCCATAATTTATCTTTTGATAATGGTTCTTCTTTTAATTCTACCATGTAATCTGTATATACTTGATAGATTCTATCTGAAAGAAGACCAATTACAAAATCAGTCATAGAGAATATATTATATTCTATCCAATTATCTCTAGAAAATTTATATTGTTCACATAATTTAATTAAATCTTTTGTAATTGAATTACCACAGTTATCAATATAAACTGGTACATCAAAAGATGGAGCGAAAGGTGTGTTAGCATCCCAACTCGTCCATCTATACATTTTTGGATTATCATAATGAACCCTAGTAGGGTGATTTTCCATTAATCCTCTTGCTTTTTCCTACCAATATTATACTTGCTTTCTAGCGTCCAGTCACCTTTATCTTTAAAACTTAACACTTTGATTTGATTTAATGGAGCAAGATCTTCTACTTGACTCTCATTAACAATACTAATCAATCCCCAATCAGATAACAATTTTGCTATCCTATTTCTTCTTTGAAGATCATTACTAGAAAAATTAGTATTC